TTCAGTAGCTACTTCAACCCAACCGATCTGAGCTGTGTCAGAACCATTGATTTCGTATTTATCTTTAATGATAATAGGTGAGTTAGAAAACTGAGTAAAAGAAGGAGTGATTGAACGCTCACGCCCATCAGCTGTTCCTTTCTTAAATTCAGAACCATATACAAAGATCTTAAGAGTTGTTAAACCTGTAAAATCTACTTCACCAGCACCACCACCACCAGCAACAAGATCTTGTTGGGTATAAGGCTTAACTGTTAGCGTAGCTAATGTAGCCGACGTATCAGCGCTAATTTCTACTAATGCTTTTAGCTCAGCTCCACTGGCTGGGTCCATAATTACAATAGTATCATTTGCTGAGATAACGTTTCCAACAAAGTTTTGACCTGCTGCCGCGTCTAGCGCAAATGTTAATGTTGCAGCGCCTGTACATGATACATCATTATAAGCTACATGCAAACGGTTTTGTTCAGACCAAATAACTTGATCAGATGTCATGGGCATTTCTGCTCCAACCATTCGTAAGAAACCTGATAACGTACGATTTCCGTAACGCTCTACTTCTTGTTCATAAATTTCTGGTAAGTACTGCTGAGCAAAATCATTTCCACTTCCATCGTTGAAGCTTAAATAATTGTCTACTAATACTTGTTGTTTTTGGCTTGGTTTAATTGAACCAAACGCTGGTACTACTGCCATAATGTTAAATTTTAAAATTAATTAAATCGTTTTGTTTTTACTTTTAACTTGTTAGAGTCAGCCCCAGATATAGCTCTTACTTTTAAACCGTTAACAAAAACATCACCACTCGCTGTCTTGCGGGGTTCTGTGCTTATGTTGCGAGACGAGGCTAACTGATTTTTTATAGCATCAGCTTTGCCTTGTTCATAAAAGTGAGTTGCTAGAGCGTCGGGATTCCTCGCCGCGTATAAAGCTTTATGATAACCTTTGTGATCTGAAACTTCACCGTTTTTGTCTAAGAACGTCTTGACAAAGTTACTAATATCAGATTGCACTTCAGCTGTTTGATCAGTGTTTTTAACAGAATATCTAAACTTTTTATCAGAAACTTTGAAATCAAAACCTTTGAATTCATTATTAAAGAGTTTACTAGTATTCATTTTAAAACGCTCATGCTTTTGCTTTACAGCATTTTGCTCTTCATTATATTGATTGAAAAAATCCATAGCTCTTTTTTGCTCTTGGGTTACACCAGGTCTCAACTTGATCTCTTCGTAATACTTACCCTTAAGCCCATCTAAAAAGTTTTTAGCTTTTCCAACTTCTTCTTTAAACGCAATTTTTGTTTTGCGTATTTGTTTCTCATCATCTAGATCTTCATCATATATAAAGTCTTCTAAAAGAATACTAATATCTTCAGCATCTAAATGAGGTTTGGTCTGCCTGTAATACTCTCTAAGCAAACTTGTGTTATCTATGTTAGAGTAATCTTTATTTAGTCTAACGTAATCTTCTACAGTTCCGCCTGTTTCTTCCATAAAAGAAACTAGCTTTTCAATATTTTCTGGTAAAGGCTTTCCTAGAACTTGCTCATCTGCTTTAGCTTGTTGCACTTCTTGTTCTATTTCTTTTACCTCTTGCTCTTCTTCTTCTGTTATTTCCTGTAAAGGAGAATCTACTTCTTCTTCGGTGGCCCGTACTTCTTCAACCACTGTTTCGCTGTTGCCACTGTATTTTGGTTCTTCGACAATAGCATCGCTATCATTTGTCTCCTGTGCTTGAACGGCATCGTCTTCTTCTTTTATTACTACTTTAGTAATTTCTGGTTTAATCTCACCAGTAGCTTCCGGTGATGTTAAATCTACTTTAATAGTTTCATTATTTGTTTGACCTAAATTTTTAGGCTTTGAAGGTTTTTTTACTTTAAATTCCCCTTCTTGTTTTACTTCTGTTGACATAATATAATAGTATAAAATTAAAGGATTTTATTTTCAACGAGGTTCAAACTGTTCAAGTCCAAATCCTCCTAGTGAGTCAAATCCAGATGACTCAAAGTTTTTAGGTAGTTCATCGTTTTGACGTTGTGAAATCATTTCTGATTGTTGAGTGCCTATAATTCTAGCACGCTCGTCTTTGCGATCTTCTATATCGGCTTCTTTTTGTTTATCTACTTGAGCTCTCATTTGAGCAAGCTTCATATTGTAATCAAACTCTTCAGCCATTAATTGCTTTTTAATTAAAGCTTCTTGTTCCATTTTCTTTATTTCAAACTCAGTCTTAGCTTGCTCTATTTGAACCTTAGTCTGAGCAAGGGCTTGTTCTTTTTGAACATCAGCCATAGCAGCTTTTTCAGCAGACTGCGCGTTGGCTTGAGCTTGAGCTTGTATATTTTCTAATTGTTCAGCTCTTTTCTTTTCTTGCTTTTCTTTTTGTTTAAACTTTAAATATTGATTAGCTAACTTAATATTACGTATTTCTCTAATATCTATAGCGTCTTCAAGACCTATATTTCCAGACTGCAATGCTATTTGTATATTTTGTTCTAACTTATTTTGTTCTTCTTCGTCAGGTTCTAAATCTAAAAATATACCAAACTCGTGCATGCTAAGCTTATCGACTTCCTCAAGAGTAGCTGTGTTGAATTGATTTATACTACCCATTAAAGTTTGTTTTGTTAATGGAAATGCTAAAGCATCAGCAGCTCTTAAGCTTATATTTTCAGCAGCCCTAACAGTTAGATACATTAAAGATTGTAATATGTGTTTTGTTGCTGTGTTAGAATTAGCAGCTGCTAGTTTTTGTAAACCAACTAAAGCATCTTTAGAAGGTTGACTACCATCTCTAGCCTCGTTAAGCCCGGTTACGTCACGTATCATTTGTAGATAATACTGGTACGTTTGTGTTAGTGAAGATATTTTAGCCATACCATTAGAGCTTTGTAACTCTTGTATTGGTACTTTACCTCTGTTACCATCACCATCTTGTGTTAAGCTTCTACCTACAATACTACCAGTTTGGAAGTACATATTCAAAGCCTCTTGTGGATTATAACTAGTACCGTTGCCAAGATCTACTTCTGCTAAACCATCAACATCAACATAAACACCATCAGGTACCATACGTGACATTACTTGCTGCAGCTTTAAATGCGTTAACTGTATCATATCAGCAAACCCAGTAACTCTATTTACTAAAGAATCAATACGACCTTTATACATACGTGGAGCTGATATGACATAATTCATATTAACTCTAGTAGTATCACCATAAGGTCTAGACATATTCTCTGACAACTTCCACTCTAGCATATTATTCATACCTAGAACTTTAGCACCTGTGTATAAAACTTCTATAGCTCTATGTACTCTATCAAAGTTATCATTTTCAGGTGGATCAAACGTGTCGTCTTTTTCTATAATTTTTTCAAGACCTTGCTCTGTTCTTTTTAGTTTGAATACTTGATCGTGATAAGTTTTATATTCAAAAAACAAAACTTGAACTTGATCTCTTTGATCTTGTCCCCACCAATTTAAAGTGTAGTTAGTACTACCTGGGTATTGCTGTATCTCTTCTAATTGATCAGGTGTTAAGTCTGGAAACTGACGTTTAACCTCTGATAATGACATACTTTTTACTTCACCTACATAGTATATATCCTCAAAATTAGGATCTTCTGTATAAGAATAAACTAAGCTAGCAGGATCAACATGTTCTACTGTTATACCTTCTGACTTATTAAAATTTGTTTTAACAGCGCCTATACCTAGCACGGCTAGATCATAAGCTATTTGTCTTTTTGTTTCTTCGTATCTATTATAATCAAGAACATTAGATATTAATTCTTCTTCTGCTATTTCAATACTCTGCTTGTAATTAAGCTGCATGTAAAGGTCTAGCTCATCTTGATTGCTAGGTAATTCTTCAGGTTTTGGAGTTGCATAAAAGTTTTTACCTGTTGCTGCGCCTAGTTCTTCTATAAGATCTTTGTTTTCTATATCACGTAAAGCAGCAAAAGCAAAATCAGTTCTTTGTTTTAAAGCAAATGGATCTTGAGCAAAAGAATTTATTTTATAACCTTTGTCAGTCATACCATTAACTACAATATCTACAAACTTAGATAAAACAGGTACTGGTTTCCAGTCTAAATTAAGATAAGACAAATCACCATTAATAGCTAATTCATCTTTGTACTTTTGTACTGACTGCTCACCTCTAGCGTATAGTTTTAAACGGTTATAGTTTTGAAAGTTAGCCGTGAATCTTTCTAATCCACCGCGGTTGCTTCTAAACCACTCGTTCTCTACAGCATTACCTACTTGTAATCCATAATCGTAAGAATCCTTAACCGCCACAGGTACTACCTGATCTGGAAATGAACTATTGTAGTTAGTATAAACCATTTATTTATTTTATTATTTTTGAACTAGACCCGTCATTGTTGTATTTTCCAAAGTTTAACGAAACAGGATTGTTTCTTCTTTGAGCAACTGGAGTATATTTGTTTTTATTACAAGCCATAATAGCTAAGCCAGAGCTTATCGAAGCATCGTGCTTTGTCCTATTGTTTATATTAAATTTGGCCCAATCTTCTAATGTTTCCTGAAAATACATATCACCATATCCATTTTCTAAATTACCCACAAATGTTTCTATATAATATTCTATAGCAGCAGCGTGAGCCTGCTTGATATCTTCTGAGGAGTTAGGTATTCCACCTATTTCTTTTTCAGCTACAGATAGTTTATTCCAAACTTTGTCCGGTCTATTCATAGAGAATCTCCTATAACCTCTTCTTTTTAAATAATACAATAGCCTTGGCTTATTGTTTTCTGCAAGTATTGGCATACCGTAAAAAGCTAGCGCCATTAATACATCTTCAAAAAATATCTCAGCCGTTTGAGGTCTAGCTATATATTCTAAAAAAAATCTATTAGCAGGAGCATTTTCCATACTAAACTTTGTAAGACCGTGTAAAGATCCTTTAGATCCTTTACCGTCTACTGTTCCTGATATATCATAAGAGTCACAACCAAAAGCACCGATATGTTCATTACCAGGATATTTAACTCCATCTTTTATTATTACACGGTTTTGTAAATTAACAGGTGGTACCCACGATATTAAAAACCTACCGTTTTTGTTTGGTGTAAACTCTACAACTGTATCTTTAACACCGTTACGCCACTGAAAATTTCCTCTAGTTAATAAAGAAGAATATCTATCTTCTTCATTGTTATCTATTTGCTCGTATATTTTAGTTAAATTAAATAAAGATTCTTTAGCTTCATCTCTAAAAGCATGCTGCTCTGTACGAGGAAACTGGCGGTAATATTCATTTAAACCGTCTTGATCTGTCTTTAAACCATCTACTTCATTTTGCCAATGCTCTATTACACCTTGGTCAATGATCTCGCCATAAGGCCCTTCAACTTCTTTTTCTGGCGTGTCGAATACAGGTACTCCATGAGTATCAATGAATCCTTCGTAGTTCCACTCCATAGGTATAAACAAACTATATAGTCCTGACTTAGTCTGTCCATTGCGGTTTCTTTTTGTAACGTCTGAATCATAATAAAGTTTTTTAAAGTTTTCACCACCTTTATCTAAAGAGTTACTAGTTGAACCCATCATACACTTACCTACAATTCTACTACCTAATCGTAGTGTAGTTTTTGTAACTCTCCAGTTATTTAATATGTTATCAGGTCTCTCCCATTTTCCACTTTCATCGTGTACTAATAGTTTTAATTTTTCACCATCATAACTGTTGTCACCTGTATTTTTCCAATCAATAGTAGTATCAAGTCCTTCAACTTCTTCTTCAATTTGACCTTCATTAAGTTTCTTTCTTGTTAATTTTGAAGCAGGTACTCTGTAAGCGAGTTCGGTTTTGGGCCTATCCATACCGTCTTGTATTGGCCTGAAAAAGAACGGGTAGTTAACAGATATTGGGACAACCTTATCTGTGAACATTTTTTTAGCATCGGCTCCAGATTTGGACAATATCCCAAACCGTGAGTCGCTTGATATGGTTGCCATGTTGACAGTTTCACCGGAAGCCATGAACGAAAAGCCAGAACGTCTGTTCTTGAGGTAACACATACCATAGCACCTTGTGTCTGCTTTGCAAGCTTCCCAGAATATAAAGAATAATCTGTTTGATTCCCTAAAATCTGCTGCCCCAACATCAATCTTGGACCACTGCAAGTACATAAAGTGAGTACCAGTGATGTAAGTAGCCATGCCTTTATTATAGAACCAAAACCCTTGTTCTCTTTTAGAAAACTCTTTATCAATATAATCATACCAAAGTTCTTTAAAATACTCAGGCTTTTGATTCCATTCAAATACACTTTTTATTTTATCAAGATCTTTAGGATATTCTAACTTATTCCATCTATCATTTTTAAAAGTATGTATGTTGTTTTCTTTTGGTAATGCTATTTTTAAATTTTGTATTTCATATACATCACCTATTTCACCTGTTTTACTTATAACTATAACATCATTTTCTTTGTCATAGCCATATTTCCATTTTTTATACTTGTTGTTTCTTTTTAAAGCCTTTGGCTTTATATAATCAGGTAGTGTTTTTACAAGTGTTTGTTCATAACTCATTTTGATCTACCTTCAGCAAAGCCTTTAAATGATTTTGCTTTTGTTTCTTCTGAACCGTTAAGTAAAGCTTTTTCTTCTTCAATACGATTAAGTATTTCAAAAGCATCAAATATAGCTAACTTTTTTGTAGCTGCTGCGTTTTTTAAACGATCAGCTGAGATGTCATCGTCAGAATCTACAATAGCCTCTTTAGCTACCTTAATTAATTCCTCCACTGCTCTCTGCCCAGCTTGGATTATATTCTGTTTCGTTTCCTTTACGTTCATGCTTAACAACAATATCATTTGATTTCATACAATAAAAAAGTTCTTTATTAATAACAAACTCAAACTCACTACCAGGTTTAAACCCTATGTGGTCTCCAGGATTAACTCCCATGGCTTCTAAAGAACTATTACCATATTTTAGTATACCACGTAGGCTTTTTAATTTATCGCCTTTTAAATTAGAAGTTTCTAAAATAGGTTTTACAAAACAATAGTCAGAATTTGTATTCCATTTGTTTTGTTTTTGGTACATATATATTTGTTCAGAACTTGCAAAATACATATCATCTTTAAAATACTTATTGCTATTTTTTTCATTACCCTTAATATCGTACCATCTTCTAAAAAGATTAAAGTGAACTATTACTTTATCACCTTTTTTTATAGGGGTTTTTATAGCGGCTGGAACTTCTATAACTTCAGCAAGTCTATTTACAAACTTGTGATCTTCAATACCAGCGTTAATGATAAGCGCTTTATCTTCAACGTTTATTTCATTGTTATATCTATTACCTATAGGTTTAACAATAAATTGAAAAATACTTTTCATTAATATTCTAAATCATACTCAAGAGATATAGCCATGTTAGAATTAAACTTCTTCCATGGCAATACCTCATTGTTTTTTTTAATATGTATGTTATAAGAATTATCTGACTCTTGAAATATAATATGAGAAATCTTATGACCACCGTAAACCTCTTGGCCTACAGAATAGTGCATAGCATCATTTTTATAATCAGAGCCTATACTGATTTTTCTTATAACGTTTAACATTTTACTCCGCTTCTTTTGTTTCAATAGGAGTTATAACACCAGTAGCGATATCAATATTCACAGCTCCATATTCGTTTTCAAGCTCTTTTTTAAAAGCTTCTACTTCTTGAAGTATACCCGCATACTCGTGCAGCAGTTGATGCTTGTCGTTTTCTACGTAGCCAATCTGTTTAAGCAGTTGCCCTACTTTGTTTTGCTGATCTACAATTGTTTTTAATTGCTCTTCAGTTACTTTTTTTTCTATACTTTTAACTTTACTCATTTGATTTAATTTAATTAATATATATTTAACTAGTTATCTTTATTATTACTTATTTTTTTACCTTTTTCCCACGTACGACCCACAAAGTAAGCACCATACACGGTTATTAGTAATGATTGGAATATAGGTATATAATCTTCTGCTATTGAAAACTCTCCAATGTTACCATCAAAAAACGCTAATACGGAAAATATAAAGGTAAGGTATATAAGAACCATTGGCCTTATATTCTTAGACAAGAAGGAATCAGACTTCATGTCTGACTCCCATCTTGCTGTTACCTGGTCTTGAGCATCTTTATCTGCTTGCTCTAGCAGTTCTTCAACTTTTTGTTTAGCCGCAAGTCTTTCTTCATCGGTAGTTACTAGATCATCTATAATAGTTCCAATATCTTTAATGAGACCTCCAGTTATAAATTGAAGAATTTTTTTCACTTATTTTGTTTTTGTGATTTGGGTGTTTTTTCACGCGGAGTGTTTGTGGCGCGATCATAATGCAAGTGACCGTCGTCTTTGGCGGGATTTCTCGCGTGCTCAGGGCTATTGCCTGGCATGTTTAACGGTCCATATTTTTTCATAGGATCACCAGCCATTTCCATAGGGTGACCTTTATCTAAAGGTCCTCTTTTGCTCATAGGGTGAGAAGCGTGATCATCAATAGCGTTGTATCTTAATAAATCTTGGCTGTGTTTAGAAGTAAAAGGTTTTCCCATTTTTGGTAAAGCAACATTGCCTTGATCTTTACCAGGTTTAGTTGTAGGCATAATATTTATTTTTTTTAGTTTATGTATTTTTTTTAGCGTATTCATTTGCGAATGCCTCCCAAGGTAATGCGCTACTACCTTCTTTCATATTGCTACGTGAATATGTTTTTCCTTTATAATAAACATTTTCATCATCATAATTTAGATCACCATTTTTTATTTGGTGCATATGACCCTTCTCATGTGCTAACACTTGTCTATACTGAATAGGATCTTTTATATCCTTATTAATAAGTATACTACCATTGTTAAGCGCTTTACCTAATACACCATCTTCTAAATGAGTATGGTATAACGGCGTGTTGTCAACAGCGTAAGGTGGGTTATCTAATTTAAACGACATTATTTATTATTATACGGAAACATTTGGTTGAGTTTGTTTTTACGAGCTTGGCATCCGCAAGGTACATTTAAACCTTTTGAAATAGTATCTACCATATTTTTAATACCAGTTGCTGTTGTAAACTTTTCAACGTCATCTCCAAATCCTCTTGATTTCATTATATTATATTTAATTATTAACTGTAATGTTTTTTATCATACTTCATATCTCCAGCTAGTTTAGATATATGCTTTTCGTCATTAGTCATTTGCTTATCGGTACCACCATGCTTGGCATCGTAATTAACGTCTTGCTTTAAATAACTTATATGAGCAGCATCATCTCTTTCTGCAGCCTTGTGATTGTATCTTGTTACGGGAGTTTGTGAATGTCTTGCGTTGCCAGTGTAGTGGCCATAGTGTCCTTTTTCCATAATTACCATTTAACTTTGTCAGCCCAGTATGCGGCAGACATTTTTCCTTTTTTAATGTTTTTAGCGTGACGAGCTTTAAAACTAGCTCTACGTGCTTTAGACTTAGCATCTGTTTTTTTACCAGCTGTAGTAACACCTTGTTGACCAAACCTTATGATTTTTTCTAAACCTCCACTGCAAGCTTTTACAATATGTGATTTAGTTTTATGGTCTGGCGTACGCCGAGGTTTGTTACACTTAAGTGTTTTCTTATCAGTTGCCATATGTCCAAATACGTTTGGGTGATTTACTATCATCAATATCTA